CATCATCGAGTCTGGCGTGCCTGAAGCGCCAAAGAAGCGCCACATCGCTGAGTTCAAGACGCACAGCGCCAAGTCATTCGCCGACCTGGAGAAGCACGGGGTCGAGAAGTCCAAGCCCGAGCACTGGGTGCAGATGCAGCTCTACATGCACGGCACCGAGATCGACCGGGCCTTGTACGTGGCCGTCTGCAAAGACGACGACCGCATCTACACCGAGCGCGTGCGCTACGAGCAGGAGGTGGCCGAGAAGTACATCGAGCGAGGCCGCAGGATCGCACTCTCCGACCGCATGCCCGAGCCAATCAGCACGGACCCATCGTGGTACCAGTGCAAGTTCTGCGACGCGCACGAGTTCTGCCACGAGACCAAGACCACCAAGCATGTGAACTGCCGCACCTGCGCGCATAGCACGGCCAAGGAGGACAGCACCTGGCGATGCGAGCGCCACGACGCCGACGGAATCCCGGTCGATTTTCAGCGCACCGGCTGCGACAGCCACGTCCTGCATCCTGATCTTGTTCCCTGGCCGCGCAAGGACGGTCTTGACGAATGGACCGCCGTGTACGTCATCGAAGGCCGCGACGTGGCCAACGGTGAAGGCGATGCGCATGTCTACACCAGCCGAGAGATTCTGGCCAACCCCAAGATGTGCAGCCTCGGGGATGAGTATGTGGAAGAGCTGCGCGAGACCTTTGGAGCGAGGATTGTGGGATGAAAATTTACTGCTCATGCTGCGACAAAGTGCAGCCTGTTCGTGTTGATGACTGCCTGGACGCCAAGACGAACGAGCCATTCCAAGACATCGTGTGCAACGAGTGCGATCTGGTGATCGCCAGCGGCACTGGCATCACCGCGCCACCGTCATTGGAGGCCGCTGTCGGCACAGCCTACAAAACAGGATGGGAGCACGGAAAAGTCAAAGAGCGCGAAGCCTGCGCCAAGCTGTGCGACGAGATCGCCATCGACATGTGGAATCTGTACAAGGGACGACCACCCTACAAAGGCGACGAGGAAGGCCGCGCATCCGACTTCACACAAGGCCGAAGCGCTGGCGCTGACGACTGCGCAGATGCAATTCGCGCAAGGAGCAACGCATGACCTTTAAGTGTCCTGACAAATACCGTGTGCTGGTGCCTGGCTATCCTGAAGGCGACGAGCACAACGGCTGCTTCATCGTGCCTTTGAAGCACCAGCAGAAACTGCGCGTCATCGCCAGCAATGGCATGGGCTGGGAGCATGTCAGCGTCAGTCGCAATGATCGCTGCCCGACCTGGGATGAGATGTGCCAGGTCAAGGCGCTGTTTTGGGACGAGGACGACTGCGTCATCCAGTACCACCCACCGCGCAGCGAGTACGTCAACAACCACCAGAACTGCCTGCACCTATGGCGACCGATTGGCGTGTCGCTTCCGATGCCGCCCATCATCATGGTTTGAATCAAGGACTGACGCCATGTTGAGAGACTACCAACAGCGAACCATCGACCAGCTTTATGCGTGGTTCGAGGCAGGCCACGCAGGCAATCCATGCTTGGTACTGCCGACCGGGTCCGGCAAGAGCCACATCGTGGCTGCGTTGTGCAAGGACGCGCTGCAGAACTGGCCAGAGACTGTGGTGCTGATGCTGACGCACGTGAAAGAGTTGATCGAGCAGAACGCCGAAAAGATGCGTCAGCACTGGCCTGGCGCGCCGATGGGCATCTACTCGGCCAGCATCGGCAAAAAGCAACTCGGTGAGCCGATTACATTCGCTGGCATCCAGTCGGTGCGCAGCAAGGCGCGCATGCTCGGCCACATTGACCTGGTGATCATCGACGAGTGCCACCTGGTCAACCACAAGGACGAAGGCGGGTACCGCCAGTTTCTGTCTGACCTGAAGGCCATCAACCCTGCGCTGCGGGTCATTGGCCTGACGGCCACGCCCTACCGCCTGGGGCACGGCCTGATCACCGACAAGCCTGCGCTGTTCGACGACCTGATCGAGCCGGTCAGCATCGAGGAACTGGTGTTCAAGGGATACCTGGCCACGCTGCGCAGCAAGGTCACCAGGGCCAAGCTGGAAACCTCTGGCGTGCACAAGCGTGGTGGCGAGTTTATCGAATCAGAACTGCAGGCCGCCGTGGACACCGACGACAACAACCAGCGCGTGGTGCGCGAGGTCATCGAGTTGGCAGGCGACCGCAAGGCGTGGCTGGTGTTCTGCACAGGCGTCAAGCACGCACAGCACGTGTCCGAAGTCCTGCGCCAGCATGGCGTGACAGCCGAGTGCGTGACAGGCGAGACGCCGAAGAAGGAGCGCGAGCGCCTGCTGGCCGAGTTCAAGGCAGGTCGCATCCGCGCGCTCACCAACGCCAACGTGCTGACCACTGGCTTCGACTACCCTGACATCGACCTGATCGCCATGCTGCGCCCGACTATGTCGGCCAGCCTGTACGTTCAGATGGCAGGCCGGGGCATGCGGGTCAAGAGCCACACCGACCACTGCCTGGTGCTGGACTTCGCTGGCGTGGTGGCCACGCACGGTCCGATCACGGCCGTGCAGCCGCCCAAGAAAGCAGGCGACGGCAACGGAGAAGCGCCGGTCAAGGTCTGCGACAACTGCGGAGAGTTGTGCGCCATTGCTGTGGCCACCTGCCCGGCCTGCGGCCATCCTTTTCCCGAGCCGGAGCGCAAGAAGCTAGAACTGCGCGACGACGACATCATGGGCCTGGAAGGCAAAGACCTGGAGGTCACTTCCTGGAATTGGCGCAGGCATGTAAGCCGCGCGTCAGGCAAGGAGATGCTCTCCTGCACCTACTACGGCAGCCTGTCCGACAAGCCGATTACCGAGTACCTGCCGGTGCTGCACGATGGCTACGCTGGGCAGAAGGCCATGCGCCAGTTGCTGACCATGGCCAACTCGTCTGGCGCGCACCTGGCTGAGGCTGCGCACATGGAAGGCAGCGCAGGGCTGGACTACATCGCCGTGCAGATGAGCAACAGCAAGCCGCCCACCAGCATCGAGTACAGGATGGATGGCAAGTTTCATCGGGTTCTGAAAAGGAGTTGGGCATGACGCCGCTGATCCGAGAAACCATCGCCTGGACCACCACGACCGGCATGGACCCGACAGAACTGCAGTGGTTCGACATCTCCGGCCTGACGGCTGATCAGGTGGCCGTCAACACCGACGCCTTGATGACCTGCAGGCCGCCATTCGGACGCTGCTTTGTGGTCTCGCGTGGCCCAAGCAAGTCGCACGCTTCCTACGACATCTTGGCTATTGTGGCTGGCGAAGACCCGCACGAAGGCATCCTCATCGACATGTGGAAAGGGCCGACCGGCAAGATGCCGCGCAAAATCCCGACGATGGTCTACACCATCGAAGGCGACCAGATCATGTACGGTCCGACAGAGGAAGATGACCCGGTGCCGGAGGAAGAAGCGCGCCTCGTGCTTGGCGTCCTGGCCAGGTGGTATCACTCGATGATGGCCACCAAGACGGCCTACCAGCCGTTTGTGCGGCCGACGTTCACCAACCAGCGCAAGATTGCAGCGGGCAAGAGGCCGTCCTACGACTGGCGCACGGTGGTGATCGATGGCAAGGCCATCAAGCGCGGGCACACGGGTGGCACACACGCCAGCCCAAGGCTGCACGACCGCCGGGGCCACTCGCGCAGGCTGCCAGACGGCCGGATCGTGTGGGTCCGGCCTTGCAAGGTTGGCGACGCCAGCCGAGGAGTTGTTTTTCATGACTACAGAGTGAAGGAGCAGAGATGAGCACCAGACCACCAGAGCCAGAGTTCCTTGTCCAGTGGCGTGAGTGGATGCGTGCAGGGCCGCCCAAGTGCTGTCACACATGCGAGCACTACGACCAGTCCGGCCACTGCATGGTGTTCGACATGAGACCGCCAGAGGAATTCGCCGGCACGGTCGACGCATGCGATCGGTGGCTGATGGAGGTGCCGTTTTGAGCGCGCCAAACCGCATCCCCACCGAGCACGAAGAGCAGCGCGAAGTGGTGCGCTGGTTCCGCCAGACCTGGCCAGGCGTGCGCATTTTTGCTGTGCCCAAC